CCAGGCTGAGGCCGATGAACAGGAACGGGAGAACCGCGTTGCCAATGGCGAGTTGATAGCAGTTGAAAAGGCTGCGCAGATTTACGGCAAGAAACTGCAGGCCATGGCACAGATGTTGGATTCGATGGGTTCACAGTTGGATTCAAGCTTGGCTGCGGAATCAGACCCGGTTAAATGCCGGTCCATAATCAATAACTATGCCGAGAATATAAAAAGGGCAGGAAGGGAATCATGAATGATGAGCAATTAAAAGAGTTGATAAAATGGATTAAATGGTCGGTTGAATATGTAGCTATTGTTATATTTGTTAGCTGTATAATGGGAGGTTGTGTAGCAGGATTAATGGCTCACAAATAAAGATGACTCCCGGCCAGATGCTTTCCGTAAGGCTCAACCGATGGATAGCCGAGCGCAGTCTGTTGCCGCCGGCTCAATGGTGCGCGGAATATCTCAAGTTCAACGAGGCGGGCAATCACGGTCCATTCAAGATTGAAGGCGCGGAATACACGATTGATGTCCTGAACGATTTCGCCAATGCGGCGGTCAGTGATGAGGTTCTGGTCTGGGGCAGCCAGACGCGCAAGACGGGCACACTCATGGGCGGCTGTTCCTGGTGCGTGGTAAACGATCCCTGTGGGTTTATGTGGGTCATGCCATCGTTTGGTCTGGCCCAGAAGTTCAGCCGGCAACGCTGGATGCCAATGCTCACCGCTTCCAAGCCGACGGCTGAGTATATCCCGACCGGCGGCATGCGCCGTCATGACTTTTCCACGTTAACCCAGTTGATAGGCGCGGCTTCGTTCAATTTCGTAGGAAGTAATTCTCCGGCCAACCTTTCTTCAATGCCCTGCCGGCGGGTGATTCTGGATGAGGTGGACAAGTTTGATTCGGGCGGTAACGCCGAGGCGGATGCGCTTAACCTGGCCGAGCAGCGGACCAAGGGCCAGAATAATCCGCAACGCTGGAAAACCTCCACGCCTACCATGGTCAGTGGAATTATCTGGCAGGAATATCTTAAAGGTAATCGGATGCGCTATTTCCTGCCCTGCCCATTTTGCGGCCAGGAAGTGTTGCTGGTCTGGAACCGGCAATTCACAATTCTGAAACTGGAAGGCTGTGAGGCTTTTGTTAAATGGGATAGCGAGGCTAGAAACAAATCCGGCGAATGGGACTTGAGCCGAGTGGAACGCTCCGCTCATGCTGAGTGCCCGCATTGCGCCGGCCATATCAACGATTCCAAAAAACCGGATATGGTCAGGAAAGGCAAATGGAAGGCCACCACTGAATCGTCCATACCGGGTTTCATCTCTCGTCATCTTCCATCCCTGTATTCAACCATGCCCGAAACCCGGTTTGGCAAGCTGGCGGTAAAGTTCCTGCAAGCCAAGCGCAGCCTGTTGGGGTTGCAGGGGTTCATCAATGGCGACCTGGCCGAGCCTTACCTGTCCCAGGACACCAGCATAGAACGGATTGAACTGGTCACGGAACGGATTGACCTGACCCAAGGCTGGAATAAGATTATGACGGTGGATTGCCAGCAGAAAGCGCCATACTTCTGGTATGTGATCCGGGCTTGGAACAAGGGCGAATCTCAGGGGCTTCGGTTTGGTTCGGTGGATAGCTTTGAAGAAATCCGGGCCATCCAGACCAATGAAGGAATCAAGGACGTCGCCGTGGCAGTGGATTCGGGTTTCCGTGCGCGCAGCGGCGAGGCTGAGATTTACCGGAATTGTTCGGAATATGGAGAATTGGAACAACGCCGGGACAAGGTGCCGCTGCATGTGGGCTGGCTGCCAACCAAGGGCATGGCCAGCCGTAAACGCTGGCGCAACAAGGATACCGGTGCGATGGAGCCGTGGTACTTCAATGAGATAGACCCGTTCCTGGGCACCGGCGATGCCGGCAACATTTCCATGAGCCTGTTTGAGTTCAGCTCGGAATATTTTAAGGACATATTGGAAAACCTGCGGAGCGGACGTACAAAAAATAAATGGTCTGTGCTTGACAAGATGGGCGATATGGCCGTTTATTGGAAGCACATGGACGGCGAAGTCAAGACCACCGTCGTAAACAAACTCACCGGCTACACCAAAGTCGAATGGCGCAAGCGTCACCGGGACTGGCCTAATCACGGTTTTGATTGTGAAACCCTGCAGATCGCCATTGCCATGAGTTTTGGATTACTCTCAAGCGAATAAAATGAGCAGACCATTAAGTAAAAAAGAAATCGCCGGTTTAGCCGGAATAACCGACCGAACTATCCGAAATAATCCAAATCAATGGGCATGGCTTCAACGGTGCCGGGTGAATATTTCCAGCCGAACACTTTATAACGCTTCCAAAGTCAAAACTGAATTACGAGCACGCGGTATTACTTAATTTTCCGTCTTTTTCCATTATTTTCCGTTATCTTCCGTTGAAGATATAAAGATTTATGATTGATAGTTAATGCGTGATTCGCATTCAGGCTGAGAAAAAGTGTTCCTTCCTTCAATGGCTGGCTGATATTACCACTCCCGGCGGCAGTCTGGAATCGTCCATGAAAGCGGCGGCGCTGGCGGTTTTCTCTCCCTCATTTCAAAAAGGTCGCATAGTGGTTTCCCAATCCGGTAGCGGCCAATCCGGTTCATTTCAGGTGGGTGATGGCAGCGATGGCTGGAGTCAGGATAATATTGCCGCTCTATGCTGGGCCTTGCGTTACATGCTCCGGGCTGCGGTGGGAACCAAAAGTGTTGATACCGGCGATGTCTATGTTGACGACGGTGATCCCGGCCATACCGAAAGCCTTCGACAACTTCTGGAATACAATATTTTACAAGGGAACATGCCTGAGGGAGTCAGGTCCACGCTGGGCGATTTCACACTAATCAACATCCCGGCCATGGGAACAGGAGTCGCCAACTAATGAAACGCCTGTTCAAACCCTTGGCCCGGTTTGGTGATGCTTGCCTGAGTGCGGCTCTGCATGTGGCGCGGGCCACGCCATTGGTTGGCCGTGTGTTTGCCCGGTTTGAAGCGGCTTACACCAACTGGGGCGCGCGGCGCTGGCTTTGGACGACTTACCAGGATGCGCGATTTGAGATTGATTGGTCGGCCACGATGGAGATTTGCCGGAAATTCATTTTCTTCTGTGAAAATAATCCGGTGGTTCGGCGCATTGAATGGCTGCGGCTGCAATATGCGGTGGGCGTGGACGGGCTGCAGGTGATTCCCGATGCCAGTGATCCCAAGCTGGACAGCCAGTCATTAGAGGATTGGAACAATGCCCGCATGGAACGCTGGCGTGATTTCTGTTCGGCACCGGATATCAGCAACAATCTTTGCATGGGCCAATTGACCACGCTATGGGAACGGCAGCTATTCAGGACCGGCAATATCATCATTGTAAAGACGCAGGATGAAAATGGCGGGCTGGCCATTCAAACGATAGATCGGTTGCGGCTTAAAACTCCCACGCAATATCTGGATGAGGAAGGAAAGACGGTCTGCCAGGGAATACGGCTCAAGAAAATACGAACCCAAGCCATCGAAATCCAGAATGGCAAGCGGGTAAAGCTGACCCGTGAAATAATCACCGGTAAACCGCAGTGTTATTACATCCGCGATGAGTTTGACCAGGACAAATTTGCCGAAGTGGATGCCGAGAATGTCATTCATGTGTTTGACCCGCTCATGCCCGGGCAGATGGTGGGATTGCCGGATGGCCACGCCGTCATCAACCTGCTGCATGATTTTGAAGACCTGCTCATCATGGAAATGCAGGCTTCCAAGCTGGCCGTCTCCACCGCCACCGTGGAAACAAACGCCACTGGCGAAAAAAGCGCGCAAACCGCCCGGACCACCCGCATGGACATAACCGGTGTCAATCAACTTGGTAATGCGACCAATAAAACCCAGTTGTACGATTACAATGTCAAGCTGGGTGCCAGTGAAATTGCAATGTTCAAGGGTGATAAACTGGAAAACTTCATGGTGACGCGGCCCACGGTGGCGCAGCAGGAATATTGGGACTTTCTTTTAAACCAGATTTGCATGGGATTAAACGTCCCGCGCCTTCTTGTTGCGCCTTATTCGCTGCAAGGCACTGTTACCCGTGCGGATCTGGCAGTGGCGCGGGACGCTTTCCGGCGTGATTTTGAGCTGGTGGCGTGTGTTCTGCGACGAATTTACGAATGGTGGAGCGCCCGGGATGTGAAATTCAATACTGCTAATTACGGTAAAACCATCCCCGCCGACCATGCCGCCTGCGAAATTCATCCCCCGGACAGCCCGGATGTGGATTTAGGATACAGCGCACAGGCATTGGCCACGGAAATGGAGCTGGGCGCAACCAATCTGGCGCAGATTTGCGGCCGGCGAAAGCTGAATTATCGCACGGTCATCCGGCAGACCGCCCAGATTGAAAAACTGATTGATGCCGAGGCCAAAGCAGCCGGAATTGACCCGGCCCGCATCTCCTCCAAGCTGTTCAAGACCGGCAGAGCCTTGGCGCAGGAGGATGCACCGATTGATACCGGCGGAGCGCCCGGTTCCAACCAACCCAAGCCACAGGAGGAAGATCAACTGGCATGAGAAAACAAAATCGCAAGTTATCCGGCAAGAACTCGTCTGAACCAATGGCGTTCATGCCGATTTGCCGTAAATCACAACGGTCAGAGGCAGCCTTGCAGGCTTTACAGGAAAAAGGGTTGACCGATGTCAGCCTGGAAAACCAGCTATCGGTAAAAATGGAAGGGGATGAGGCTGAACTGATGCTGATTGGTGCCATTGGCAAAAGCTGGTGGGATGACAGCGGCATAACTGAAAAGGAGGTGCGCGATGCGCTCAAAACGATACCTGCAGGAAAGAAAATCACCGCCCGAATCAACAGCGAAGGAGGAAGCGTCAAGGAAGGACTTGGAATTTACAACGCCTTCCGTGAGCGGAGCGGCGACATTACCGCGCATATTACCGGTTACGCATTATCAATCGCATCCGTTCTGCCCCTCGGTGCCGGTAAAGTTATCAGCCCGAAGTCTGCCATCTGGATGATTCATTGCGCCTGGTGCCAAAGTCAGGGCAACGCCGATGAAATGCGGTCCACCGCGGATATGCTTGATGCCCATGACGAAACCATGGTGGACATTTACGCCTCCGAAACCGGCAAGACCAAGGAAGATATCCGGTCAGCCATGGAAGCCGAGACCTGGATAAAAGGGTCCGATGCCGTGGCTTGGGGCCTGGCTGATGAATCGGACGGGGACGGGGATGAGGATGATGCCGAGGCCGCTTACCGCCCGTTGCATCCTGATTTTATTTCCCGGTGCAAGAACCTTTCACCGGATATTTTGAACGCAATCCAACCCAAACCCGTGATTGCTCCTAATTCCGCCGCGCCGAAACCGGCGGGCAACAACAACCAACAACCAAAGCAAAACATCATGAACAAAACTATAATCGTTGCCCTGCTTTTTGAGCACGGCATTAAAAATTCAACCGGCAAGGATTTCGCAGAGACCGATACCGATGCCGAATTTGAAGCCGGCCTCAAGGCGCTGGCTAAAAAGCAGGACTTGGGAGCCGATGCCCGGTTCAAGGCTATTGAAGCGCAGCTCGCACTGGCTGAGGAGCGCCGCATCACCGCCAAGGTGCTGACCTATGTCGAAGCCGGCAAAATCACCAATGCCGAGGCACCCATTTTTGTCAAGGCGGCTATGACCGATGAACCCGGCACGCTGGCGATTCTGGATAAAAAGGAAATCACCATGCCCGGTGGTTCCGCCATTGGCTGGAGTGGAATCGAAACCGGAATCAGCGAAATCCGTGATCCCGAGGCCCGGGAAGGTTTGACCGGCGCGCCATTGCAGTACCAGACCGAGATTCTGGCCAATATCCGCAAGGAACACAAAACACCTCAAGCGCGCCATGCCGCGATGAAAACGGTCTATGACCGGGCCATCCGCCAGGCCATGCAGAAGGATGAACAGTTTGTGCGCAAGAACAACGTGCAGGCTGCCAACACTTATACAGGGACTATAATCACGAATTTTTTAATGGATGGTTCCATTACGGATTTGGTCAACGTCTGGGCCTTTCTGGGAGCTTACACACTGGCCAAGGATGTTGACCCGTACAAGCCCCT